TAATTACTTCTTCTTCAGTTACTTCTTCTGTAATTACCTTTTCTGTTTCTGGAATATCGTTGCTTTTTCCAAAAATAAGTCCCAAAACTATTAAAGCAACAAAACCTATTACAATCCATTTAAGTATTTTCTTAATCATATTCACCTCCTTTCTTATAATTTATATAATCTCCGTAAATTAATATTTTCATAATGTTTTAAGTTTTAATAAAAACTCCAAGTCTTTTTTCTTTGGGTATAAGTTCCATAATTTCTTTTAGAGTTGGTGGTTTTTTTCCTTTTAAAAACTCTTTTTTTAGACCTTCAGAATTAAGTGCAAATTCATGAGTAAAAACAGGTCTTTTTAAAATCTTTTCCATTGCTTTATGGAAAATATCAAAAGGCATACATAATCTTTCTTCAAATAATTGAAATTCAACAATTTCTTTATAAGTTAATTTCTTCCAAAATTTAGTTTTAGATAATATTTTAGCTTTTTGTATAGTCATAATTTTTTAAAATTATTAAGATTAGGTTTTTGAACATTCCATTTTTTTCCTTTCCATACAACATATTCTATTCCAAATCTTTCAAAATTACCCTCTTTAGAAGTTATATGAAATGTTATACTTGAATCTTCTAATTTCTTTGATTTTATAACTCCATTTAATTCTCTTTCAATTCCATATACCTTAAACTTTATTTTAGCTCCTTTAGGTGGTAAATCTAAAAACCAATATAATTTATCTAATTCTTTTTTTCTATCTAATGTCATTTTAATTATTCTTTAATTTTTTTGCCCATAATTTTTTTTCTTTTTTTGATAATCTAGATTCTCTAACACAAATATTTTTCTCTACTCCTTTATCGGCACATTCTTCACACCATTGGTCTTTTCCTCTAGCTGTTATTACATTTACAACATTTGATTTTCTACCTTCTTGATTAAATGGTTCTAAACAATGAGAACAATCACGTGAATTAACACGCAATATATTACTAGAAGCTTTCTCAAATCCTTGAATTGATGTATTGTCTTGGTCTGGTAATTTAATTGGTGGTATTTTATTCATTTGTGTTTTCATATTTTTTTATTTTCTCCTCATGATGGAAATCTCTGTGGAGATGGTTGGGATCCTTTTGCTAAAAGTGCCTCAAATTGTCCATCTTTATCTTTTATCTTTTCTATTACAATTTCATCAACTTTAAATTCTACTGTAGCAGTAATTAAATGATTAGGTTTAACATTTAAAAGAAAAGAATAGAATTTTAATTCTTTATTATCTAAAAGAATTTTTACTTCTTGACCAATAATAGGTTTAGAAATTAATCCATTTAACTCCAATTTAGAATTAACTTCTTTACCAAAAACTATTTTAGTTTTTTTAATAGTTTTTGTCATGATTGTGATTTAATAATATCATATATATCCCAAGTGAAAGGTTTTCTAATATGAGAATTAGGATTAACCATTTCAGGTCGTCTTATTATCTTATGGACTATTCCAAGTTCTAAAGCCTCATCTACTGAAAACCATTTATCTCTCCCACTTTGAAATAGAGTCATCCAATATTCAGGTGTAGTTTTTCCATTTGTTTGATAAGAAAAGAAATGAGCCATTTTCTTTTGAGATTGTTTAATATAATCAAGTCTAGCTTCAACTTCAGGAATTTTATTTGCAACTCCAAATCCAATAGAATGCATCATAAAACAAGTATAATCATGTGCTATTCTTTCTTTTCCACCCATGAAGAGAATAAATCCACCTGAACAAACATTTGCTAAACCAACTGTTTTTACAGGAGAATTAAGAGTTCCCATAATATCTGTAGCAACAATAGCTTCATAAAAACCTCCACCATTAGAATTAATAACAACAGTAATTCCAAGATTGGGATTGGTTTGATTTAAATCAATAAGATTAACGTAGAGTTTTTCAATTAAACTATCATCTATTGGACCATTAATCCAAATCTCTCCTTTTGCCAATCTTTTTTTAAAGGCAGCAAGTTTAATTGTTAAATTTTCATTTATTGGGATTGGTGGTGGTTTTTTGTTGTTCATCATTATCTTTTAATAATTTGCTAATATTATCTCCAATTTTCTTTATATTTTCTCTTAATTTTTTAATTGCCTTATCATTTTGTGTAATTGCCATGCCCATTAATTTCTGATTACTAACAATCCTTAACATTATATTGGCAATTTGTTCAAAATTATATTTAGCTGCTGCATTATGTGTTCCAAATGTTAATGGTTCAGTAGAATTACCTGATAATGGTGAAGGTAGTTGAATATTTAAGAATGGTTTTTGTTCTTCTTTTTTTTCTTCTGGTTTATTTACTTGTTTTATTGGCATAGTTTGGTTCTAATTTTAATAATGCTTCTTTTTTTGAAGTATAAACATCATATGTTGAATCTTCAATCGTATATGTTGTTCCAGGAGAATATGGTTCCCAAATTCCATCTGGTATTGTTCTTGGAAATGTATTAGGAGATATACCAATAGTATCATCTTTAGGAATATAAGGTCTTGTTGCTTTTACTTTGTCTATTTCATCAATAATTTTTTTCCAATCTTTTTCTTGGGTATTTAATCCACCCTTTTCAATTTTATGATTACATTCTTTACAAAGATATTTAACTACTTTCTTATTAGTAAGAATAATAGCGTCTTTAAATTGAATCTTTTTATGACAACTCATACATTCAACTTCACGCTTTTGACCTATTCCTAATTGGTCTGCTATTTTTTCTAATTCTTTTAATCTATTTATTTTCTTCATATTTTTCTAGGTGGGTTTTTCTCCAACTAACTTGATAAATTTTAGATAAAGTATTCATGTCGTCTTTTATTTCAAATTCTATTATTTTTTTTAATTCACCTTTATTTGTTGATGGATCTTCTAAAAACTTCTCTAAATATTTTAATATTAAATCTATATCAGAATTACCTTTAGTATCGACAACTTTCAATTTATTAAGTAATTCATCTAATGCTATTTTTCTATTTATTCTCATAATTATCCTGCATGAAAACTATCTAAAACTATAGTACTTCTTTTATAATTTTTAGGTTTAATTTCTTTTGTTTTATATCCTGATTTCCAATCAATAGAAGCATCGAAACCATGAGTATTTTTTATTTTTTCAATCACTTCTTTTTTATTTTTAGCTATAACTACAAAAGCATCATATTGGTCGTAATCACATTCTTTAAAAGTAACTAAATATATTTTCATGGTCTTGCTCCTAGCCATTTAGTGCCTTTCTTAACACAATTAGTACACATATAATAATCTATTCTTTTCATAACAGGTGGCTTATACATTTTCTTTCCTTTAACTACTTTTATATCTCCTTTTTTAACCATTTTAAGTCTTATTTGATGTAATCCTATCATTGTCATATTCCCACAAAAACTACACTTAACCATTGGAAGTGGTATTTCTTTTGTTTCGTTAATTTTCTTTTTTTTCGGGACTATTATTTTGTTCATCTTTTTTTACCTCTGTAACATCCTTTCCGAAAGGTGTTGTTACTGGTTCATCAGGAATTGCTTCTAAATACCAAATAAGAGTATAAGATTTATTCCCTATAGAATAAGCATTTCGACCATTAAGGAAGCGTTTCTTATTATCTATAGTTGCTAAGAAAGTATTTACTTTCTTGTCGAAATCTTCTAACTGTTTTGGAGTAGGATTATCTGGAGAAACAAAAGATTTAATACGCATGTATGCACTAACTGTTCTCTGTCCTGCATTTGGAATATTTTTTGGGTCCATATTACTTTTCCTCCTAACTTAAAACTAAAACTTATAATAATTATACAAAATAAATTTGTAAAAAACAACTGATTTTATTCATCTTGAGATTCATCAGCTGGTTTATCATCATTTTTTGGGTCTTGCTCTCCTTGTCCTCTTCCTTGTGTACCTGATGATGAATCATCTTTATCAGGAGCAGCGTTATCAGGTTTTCTTCCTATTGCTTTTGAAAGTTCAATTAATGAATCATTCTTTGTACCTACAAGATAATATTTATCTGCCCATTTTTCAGTTATTGGTAATTGCCCCATGGCAATTCTTGCTTCATTAAATGTATATAATCCCTTTGTCCAAGCCATCATGAAATCTCTACGTGATGATTCAGCCTCTTCAAGTCCTGCAGTCTTAAAGTCAAATCTCCAACCTTCTATTCCTTTACCTTCTTTAATTATCTCTTGAGTTATTTTTTGTGATATTAATTTTCTTAATATAAAAATATTTGAGATATAAAAAGAACGTCTTGCTTCAGCTGCAGTTGCTCTATTTGTAGTATCAGGAAATCCAATTAAAAATAAAGGCACGCCATATTGACCTGCCACTAATTTTAATCCATAATTAAGAAGTTCTAAGTAAGACATATCTTGTGGAGTAATTCCTAAAGGTTCAGCCTTAGCACCTTTAAAAGAAACAAGTGTTTTACCTGCATTATGTGGTCCTTGATAGTTCTTTTCCCAAAATGCTGATACAGCTTCTGCATCACTTTCTGTAGAATCTTCTGGGAGTATTAATTGAAGTGGTGGTCTACCACCATTTCGAAGAATATTAATATTATAAGTTAAGGCTCGAAGTAATAATTGAAGCGTAGCCATATTATCTTCAAGTACTGCTCTTCCATAAAGGTCAGCTTTTCTATTAGGTCGTCTTATTTGACAAATTTCATCAAGTTTATAATTAACTGCTTTTATACCATCTGTTGTTCTCCGATATCCTGATTTTTGTAAAACCCCTTTCTTTTTTAATTCAGCATTAACAAGAATTTCTATTTTAGTAGGGTCAAGTGGATAAAGTTCTGCAATAGTTTTATTTTTTTTATTTTCACTTCCTTTAGTTGGTACCTTTTCCATATACCAATTTCCATAACAAAGATAGTTTTCAATTCCTGGTTGAACTAATGTTTCAATTGTATCTTCGGGATTAGGATTATCAAAAAACTTAATTAAATCTTTAAGGTCTGATTTTTTACCCTTACCATCTTGTTCAGGTTTAATAACATATCCACCACCAATAACGGCATCACGAATACGAGAAGAACTTTGAATAGAACCTGGAGAATCTGAATATAAGGTAGAAAGAGTTCCATAATTTTTTCCTGAAGTATATAAATTAGCAGTTATAGCACCAGTTTCAATACCTGTAATACTAGTAACATATCTTCGTGAGGTTCCAAGTTTTCTATCTATTGCCTTAGCCGTTTCAAGAGACCAATCTATCTTAGCGGCATCTAAAGCTTCATTCACATTTTTAACTACTTCTTTATTATGTTTAGTTTTGAGTTGTTGAGTCATTCCTTTCTTAATTTTATTAAATGCTTTTTCTTTATCTTTTTCCCATGTAGTTTTTTCAATCTCAACTTTTTCTTTTACATTATCACTTTGAAGAATAGTTTTTTCTAAAAATTTAGGAAATTTCATGGTTTTTTAAGCTTTTCCCTTATTTTTTTAAGAAAAATAGCTCTTTTAGTAATAATAAATCAAATTTTTATAAAATGCAATAGTATTTAAGCCCCCAAAAATCCTTTCCCTGGAGTTCCACTTGCTGCATGATAACAAACTCCTGCCACTGCATCTGAATTATGAACAAAAACACCCGCACTTAGAGCAAAATTAGAATAATTATTTACTGTTAAATCAAACACTTCTTGAGTATCTATTTTTTCTATTCTAATAATTTTATGATTTGTTATTTTCATTACTCTACCAAATTTATCCCTAGGAAAAGTTTGAAAATTATGTTTACCCAATTTAACTAATTGATTGTTTCTTTTTTTCATTCTTAAACTATGTGCTTTTACTTGTTTTGGATTTGCCCAATATTGTAACATTGTTTTCTTTCCATTATTTTTAAATAAACTAGATTTTTTTAATTTTAATATTCTTTCAGGTGATTTATTATATTTAGTTATATTTATACTTCCTGTTTTTTTACCTAATTCACTAGCTCTTTTCCTAAGGTTCTCCATAAATTCAGGTTTTTTAAATTGGTTTTTAATATTAGTTTTACCAATCTTATTGTGTAAATACCTATGTTCATCCCAACCTTTAATTTCAAGATTTTTTGATACATTATTTCTTTTATTAAAATCTTTATGGTGAATTACTTTTCTTCCTTTTTTATCTAACCCATAAATAAAGCCGAAAATATCCCTTGCAACTAATTGATGGGTATAAAAATACTTATTAGAATTATTATCTTTAACCATTTCATACCCATTAAGAGAAGTTTTACTATTAGATATAGATATTTTCCTATATAGAGGCATTAGGCTATCTCCTATTTTTAATTCTTTAGTCTTTTTATATTCTCCATTTCTCAACAAGAATGGATGATTAGAAGTGCAATCTATATATTTTTTATTATCTAACCAAATACGAAACATATCATTTCTCAAGCCAGTATAAACTACATTTTCCACCTTACCAATTTTAATTTCTCCATTTGGTAAAACTGAATAAACTTCAAATTCAGATTTACCAACCAAATCTTTAATCGCAATCTCTGTTCCATTTAATAAAGATATTTTTGTATTTCCTGCTAAACAAACATCTTTCGAGCCACGTCTAGGATGGTCAATTTTAGTTCCTTTAAGTTCTTCTAATTGTTGTAGTTCTTCTATAAGAGGTTTATAGTGATAAAAATCTAATCTACTATCTAGAAGTGAAGCTTTTAATGTATAATATGCTTCGGGATTTCTATCGATTGAAAGAGTTTCGGCATGAAATCCTGCCGACTTTAAAGTTTGAATAGAATCTATTGAATTATGAACAAATATACCCGCTGATAATCCGAAATTATGATATTGTGGTACTTCTATATCATAAACATCTTCATATCCATAAAATTTAACTGAAACTACTTTGTGGTTATTTTGCGATTTGTAATCTCTAAATCCTTTATATCCTAATTTTTGTAACCTTTTCATAATTAACATTTTATTGCAGTTTAGTTTTTCAGCAACTTCTTTTAACATATTTAATTTATGACAAGCTTTAAACATTAATTCATTTAATATGTCTTTTCTAAATCTTGGTGATTCTTTTCCATAATAAACAGGTCTTTTAGACATTTTTTCTTGATATGCCTTATTATTATGCCACTTATCCAATATGGTCTTTTTAATCTTTTTGGCAATTTTTTTAGTAGGTGGTTTTAATAAGGCAGGTAAATTAAATTTCTTATTTCTTTCTCGCATTAGTTGAGCCTGTTTTTCTCTATTTTCTGGTATTTGCCATCTCTGTTCATTCAATTCTTTGTGTAATTTAATATGACTTAAAATATAACAATACTGTAAATTTATTGGTTTATTATCCTCTGAATTAAAATTCCTATGATGAACTACATTGTTCTTAGGTTTCTTCCCATAAATATTTCTCGCAACCATATCGTGAGTCATTTCCCAATTACCTGTTTCTGGTTGTAAAATCTGTTCATATTTTTGAATACCACGACTTTTAGTTTTTCTTTTATAATGTTTTGTATATAAAGGCATTAAACTATCGCCTGGCTTTAAATCTTGAACCATTTTATAAGTACCATCTCTCATTAAGATTAGATGTTCAGGAGTAAAGTGAATTTTTTCTCTATTATCTATTTTGACTTCATAAACGGGAACTTTTATTCCTGTTTTTATTACTGATTTACATAAAGCTGGAACTATTTCTTTTTTTTCTAAATCATAGGAATAAAGCCATTCTTCTGAAGTAATTTCATCTATTCTTTTACTTGTTCCATTGAGCAATTTAACCATATTGCTTCCAAAATTACATTGCCAACCATCAAAAGTAACAAGGGCAATATTATAACCAATGTCTTTTAATTTATAAATCCATTGTCTTACTTCTTCAAATCTAATTTCATCTTTAGGTCTTGCTTTAATACGAAGCATAAAATCAATAAAGATTTTAGGTCTT